GACCCCCCTATTTTGAGGGTGTATTCGTACTGCGGCTCACTCGTAGCGGGGGTTTCTGGCGGAGGTTACAGATTTGGCCGTAACCCGATGCAAATTCTCAACAAGCCGCCGACCCCAGACCCCCAAAACCCGCTCCACCACTGCAGAACCGCATCTGTAACCTGAGTTACAGCAACTCCCCACCCTATGCCCCGAAAGGCCTCGCAGCCGGTGATGCCGGACAAGCTGGAGCGCTGGCCGATCGAGCGGCTGGTGCCCTACGACCGCAACGCCCGGACCCACAGCGCTGAGCAGGTGGCGCAGATCGCCGCTTCGATCCAGGAGTTCGGCTTCACCAATCCGATCCTGGTGGCCAGCGATGACGGGATCTTGGCGGGCCATGGCCGCCTAGCCGCGGCCCAACACCTGGGGCTGGCTGAGGTGCCGGTGGTGGTGCTCGACCACCTGACGCCAACGCAGCGCAGGGCCTACGTGCTGGCGGATAACAAGCTGGCGCTGAATGCGGGGTGGGATGAGGAGTTGCTCAAGGTGGAGATCGGTGAGCTGATCAGCGCATCAGCAGACCTGGATCTGCTGGGGTGGAATCCAGACGAATTGTCCGAGCTCTGGGGTGGCGAGTTTGACGGAATCGATGATGAGTCAGAGGAGGAGGATCAGCCGCCGCCGCAGGGGATTGCCCTCCCAATCGTGCTGACACCTCAGGAGCTGATGCAGTGGCGAAAGGCCAAGGCTGAGCTGGGCTACAGCACCGACAAGACGGCGTTCTGGAAACTCGTGACCGACCTGCTCGACGAGGTGGCGGCATGAGCGGAGACGGAATCCGCGCCTATGCCGGCGAGTTCCTGACCAGCCCCGCAGGCCTGGAGCTGAGCATGAATTGGTGCGGCCACGCCTGCACCTACTGTTTCGCCAACCTCTTCAAGCCAGACCGCCGCGCAGACATTCGCGGGATCGTGGGCCTACTCGCTGAGCACCAATCCCGCAAGAGCCGTGAAGCGCGGCTGCTGCAGGCCAAGACCCCGATGCTGGTCAGCAACCATGTGGACCCACTGGCGGGAACGAACGCGGTGCAGTTTGAGCCGATCTGGGAAATGTGCGTTGAACTCGGCATCCCGCTTACTTGGCAGACCCGGGGCGCGCACAAGGCGCAGATGAAAATCCAAGAACGCATCATCGGCGAGACACCCCGCGCCGTCTGGTACGTCAGCATCCCGATGCTGGATGACACCGTGCGCAAACGCGTCGAGCCCCATGCCCCGAGTATCGGCAGCCGGCTGGATCTGATTGATCAGTTGCTGGCCGCCGGGCACGTCGTGACGGTGGGCGTCAATCCGCTGACACTGGACTGGATGCCCAACTTCGGAACCTTACTGGATCAGCTCAAGGCCAAAGGCGTGTGGGGCGTCTGGATTCAGGTGCCGTACTTCAGCAAGAGCTTCAAGGGCAATCTGGGCCAAGATGCTCGCGATCGACTCGGGCAGGAGTTCATTCAGGCATGTGGAGAGAAGGGCAGCAAGGCCGACTTAGCCCACGCGCAGATGGCCATGAACTATGCCAGAGCGATCGGCTTGCAAGTATTCTCTACGGAATACGAAGAGCCAACGCGATTCTTTGAGCCATGGCATGAGGTGTACGAGCGGCCTATGCCCTACTGGCATCAGCTAATCAACGAAGTTGACCCATCCCTAGATGACGCCGAAGATGACGAGTACATAGTCATCAGGCGAGAGTATGCGCAAAGCGTCCTCAGCCCATTGCCTGAGCTTGACTGGTCGGAGCCGTTGAGGCACAAGCGGGCCAAGCACTATCGAGCCATCGTCAAGCCTTTGCCAAGTGGCAGGCTGCCTAAGCAGGATGTGGAGGGATTTTGGCAGATCATGTGGAACGATGAATTGTTCTGCAAAAGCTTGGGGCCTACCAGCTTTACCAGGTTTGCTCATGCGTGTGTGATTGAAAACGAAACGATTATTCCCTTGCTGGATGAAAACGGAGACCGCTTGATGGTTTACCGACGGCAGGGTTGGCCATACGTCTACGCCGAAACGCCCGAGCTTGCCTAGATAGAATGATGCAGATCTTCTTGAGGTTTTTATGGCTGGAGCAGGTAACCGCAGCGGCGGGATGCGGCGCAGGTCTGGCGGGGGCCTCAGCAAGGCAACCGGCAGGGGGCGCGAGGCCAAGGCTGCATACAAGACTGGCCGCGGCCAGATGCGGGCTACCGCCAAGGCAGCCCGGAGTTGATGACGGCAGCCTGGGGGTTCTCCTATGAACCTCCAGGCCTACGCCAAGCACCGAAAGGCCCAAGGCCTCCGCGGCACCAGCCACGTGGCCGTGCTCAAGGCGATCGACACCGGCCGCCTGACCGAGCCTGCCGTGCGGAAGGTGAACGGCCGGTGGCAGATCGATGCCCCGCTGGCCGATGCGCAGTGGGCCGGCAACACCAGCAACATGCCCGACAGCGGCGAACTGCCGGAGCCGCCCAACACCCGCCAGCCACACCCGGAAGGCGGCGGGCCATCGCTGGCCCAGGCAAAGCGCGCAAAGGCAATCTATGAGGCCGAGCTGACCCGGCTGGAGCTGCAGAAGGAAAAACGGGAGCTAGTCAACGCCGACGAGGTGCGCCAGGAGGCCGCCCGACTGGCGCGGCAGGTGCGTGATCTGCTGATGACCATCCCTGGCCGCAACGCCGCGAAGGTGGCCACGATGCAGGACTCAGAGGCAATCCGCGCCCTGTTGGAGAGTGAGATCGTCAACGCGCTCAGGGGGCTGCAGCATGAGGCCGCCTGACGGTGCCGCGCTCTACCGCCAGGCGTTCATCGAGGCGCTGCAGCCGCCGCTCGACCTGACCGTCAGCGAGTGGGCGGATCAGAACCGGATCCTGACCCGCCGCAGCAGCTCTGAGCCTGGCGGCTGGCGCACTGACCGGGCGCCGTATCTGCGCGAGCCGATGGATCTGCTCAGCCCGAAGGAGAAGCGCATCAAGCGGGTGGTGCTGATCTTCGGCAGCCAGACCGGCAAGACGGAGGTGGGCCTGAACTGGCTAGGCCGCACGATCGCGCTGGACCCGTCGCCGTTCCTGGCGATGTTCCCGACTGAGAGTTTCGCCAAGCGGCAGATCCGCCAGCGCCTCACTCCGCTGTTCACCGACACGCCGGCGGTAGCAGCGAAGCAGCTCAGCACCAAGAGCCGCGACGCGGCTAACGCCATGTTCCTGAAAGAGTTCCAGGGCGACATGCTGGTGAGCATCATCGGCGGCAACAGCGGCAGCGCAGCGCAGGGGATGCCGGCGCAGAACGTCTGGGCTGATGAGGTGTCATCCCTGCCGCTGGAGATGGATGACAAGGGCGACCCGCTGGAGAACGCCGAGGCCAGGCAGACGAACTTCCCCGACCGCAAAGCGCTGGTCACGTCCACCCCAGGCAGCCGCGGCGCCTGCCGGATCACCGCTGAGTTTGAGACCCGATCTGATCGCCGCCGCTATGCGGTGCTGATGCCCTGCTGCGGCGCCCACGCCATCATCGAATGGCAGCACATGGTTTGGGACACCAAGGACGGTGAGGTGTTCTGCGAGTGCCCTGCCTGTGGTGAGCGCGTTGCGCAGCACCACAAGAGCACCATGCTTGCCGGTGGGATCTGGCAGGCGACGGCCAAGGGTGACGGCGAGACGGCCGGATTTCACCTCCCCGGCTGGTACGCCCCCTATGGCTGGCTGAGCTGGGAGAAAATCCGCGATGAGTTCCTGCGCGCCAAGAGCGACCCCCTGCTGCTCAAGGGCTGGGTCAACAAGCGCGCCGCTGAGGCCTGGGAAGACGAGAGCCTCGCCAAGGTGACCGCCGATGGCCTGATGGCCCGGGTCGGCGGCTACGACCACGGCACCTGCCCGGCTGGTGTGCTGGCGGTGGTGATGGCCGTGGACGTGCAGGACTCCTGGCTGGAGGTGTCCGTGTGGGGCTACGGCAAGGGCGAGGAGGCCTGGCGGATCTGGCACCAGAAGATCGACGGCGACCCGGGACAGGATGAGGTGTGGGAACAGGTGACCACCATCCGCGAGATCGCCTGGCCCCGGGAAGGTGGCGGCACGATCAAGGCCGTGCATTGCGCGGTGGACACCGGTGGTCACTTCACCGGCGAGGCCTACGAATACTGCCGGCAGTACAGCCGCGAGGGCGTGGTTGCGATCAAGGGCAGCAGTAACCGCGGATCACCGGTGCTGGGCAAGCCCTCGAAACAGGACGTGACGTTCCGCGGGCGCACGATCAAAAACGGCGTGACGCTCTACCTGGTGGGCACGCACGGCCTGAAGCGCACGATCTACAGCCGCCTGAAGATCGACGAGCCTGGCCCCGGCTGTGTTCACTTCGACAACGCCACCACAGAGGACTACCTGCAGGGCCTCACGTGTGAACGGCTGCAGCCGCGCTACGTCAAAGGGTTCCAGGTGCTGGAGTGGATCAAACCCAGCGGCGCCCGCAACGAACCGCTTGACCTGGCCGTGTACTGCCTGGCGATGCTGGAGCTGCTGAAGCGGAAGTACAACCGCGCCACGATGTGGGAGCAGCTTGCCGCTCAACTGGCTGGGCCCGTGGCGCCGGCGGTGGTGGAACGCAAACGCGGCAGCTGGCTTAGCCGCTGATCCGTAGCCTGACCTA